ATTGCAGCTAGAACAAAGATGTTTTCCACGTCCACCTAAAGGTACACAAGGCACCCATTTTTAACATTTCCCAACAGGTTTTTAACACTTGCTAACACACTTTGGCACGCTTTTTGCTGTGCCACAAAAACCGAATCTTTTAACACACTTTAACACTGTTAAACTTTCATAAAAATGATGTTTCACGTGGAACGTTGGCAAAGTGGATGTTACGAAATGTTTCACGTGGAACAAACTGTTATTAATGTTTCACGTGAAACGAAGTGTTAACAGATATTAATTTTATTCTTTAATACTTTTTAACTAAAATAATTTGGTGGTTATTGGAAAAAGACGTATCTTTGCACCGTGATTTAGAAACAATATAAGTTTAACAATTTAAATTAGGTAAGTTATGAACAGAAATTTTGATGAAATTATTTTGAACTGTGTTACAAGTGTTAACGCTCTTATGACTTCAAACGAAGTTGCTAAAGACGATAAGGCGGTTATCAAGTTGAACCGCTTTAAGAAGTGGTTGAACGATTTTGCGGCTGCAAATGGTAACACAGAAGTTGGCGGTTATACAGGTGACGATGACCGTGAACAGTAAGACAACAGAAGTTTAACGTTTTAAAAAGATTAAGTTATGGCTAAAGGTTTTAGTTTTGCAAGTAAGTTCAATAAGACAAGTTTCGGTATTGATACAACCGATTTTCCGTTTGTAAAGTTGACCGACATTTTCAACAGCGAGAATGAGGGTGGCGGTGACGTAGTGCATCCTATCAACGGTTTGTACGTTCACAAATCACAGTTGGGTGATTCGCCTGTTATTATTGACGCAGAAAATAAGCGTTTGGTGAATTTGCCACAGTTCACAGGTGACACGATTCGCGAGATTCTCGCAGATAGTGAGGCGGTTGACGCTATCAAAGCCAACAAAGTTGGTTACACTATTTACGAATATGAATCGCACGCAAAGAAATGTTATGGTATAACGTTTGTAGATAAGTAGTTTTCGTAGGTAAAGGGTGGATAACGTGACGGGGTAAACAGTAACTTTGTTTATTGTTGCCCCGTTTTTTTGTTTCATTTTAAAACTGTAATAATATGGCTAAATTGAATCCGATAGGTTTTTCAAAAAGAACTTTTGCATCAACTTCTAAAATACACGTTGACAAGCAGATAATGGATGCAATAGAATCACGTGGCTATTTACGCGAAGAAATCGCCCGTGTATTTCAACAGGCAAATCGAAGAATCCAAAACGTGGAAAAAACGGGTTTGGTTTCGCCCGCAGTTGTTGCGTTGAACAAAGGTGACATCAAAGGTTTCGCAAAATTTTCAATGAAACACGATTGGAACGATTTAAAAATCGAATATTCAAAAGCGGTTTCTTTTTTGCAACAACCGACATCAACGGCAAGTGGTACACGTGAGTACTCAAATCACTTAAAGAAGTCTTATGACTTAAACGATAAAGAATTTAAGTTGATGCAAGACAAATTAATGGGTAAAATTGCAAGTGTTTCGGATGAAAAATTTTTGGAACAATACTTAATGCAATACAAAGATTTCACAGGTGAACTTGAACAGGAATCACGTGACGTTTCCGACCAAATCGAAGACGATGCGGTTAGAATAGAAAATGCGTTGGATGATGCAATAGACCAAATTGCCCACAGTGGAACAGCAGAAGCATACGTGAATGACGTTGACGAATTTAAAACGGATGAACCGTTAAAAAAGATATTGCAAGAATTTGAAAAATTTGGTTTATAATGAAAAAGATACCCTTTGAACTACAAACAGAAGTTTTCACGCCAAAAGATATTGCAAAGGTTTTATCTTTGGCGGTGAACGAAAAGAATTTTACAGGCAATAATAAGGGCGAAAAGTTCTTAAATGTGCCTGTTTCTTTCGATATTGAAACTACATCATTTTACCGTGATGAGGATGGCGAAACATACAGTTATGAACGTTATATGAAATTAGGCGGTAAACAAACCAAAATGGAAAAATGTTCTTTGATGTATGTGTGGCAATTTGGAATAAACGGTTTTTGCATTATTGGTAGAACGTGGGATGAATTTTTGCTTATGTTATCTGAAATCGTTGCTATATTGGAACTATGCCCGAAAAAGCGTATTATTATATACGTGCATAACTTAGCTTATGAATTTCAGTTTTTCCGTGAATTATTGGAATGGGAAAAAGTTTTTTCTATAGACCTTAGAAAACCGATTTACGGAATAACTAAAACGGGTTTAGAGTTCCGATGCAGTTACTTACTTTCGGGTTATTCGTTGGCGAAATTGGGTGAACAACTTCACAAATATAAATGTGAAAAATTAGTCGGTGATTTGGACTATTCCCTATTGCGCCACAGTGAAACACCGTTGACCCAAAAAGAAATAGGTTACTGTTTGAACGATATAAAAGTTGTTATGTGCTATATACAGGAATTAATTGAGCAGTACAAAGGAATAACACGTTTGCCGATTACAAAAACGGGGTTTGTACGCAAGTATTGCCGTTCGGTATGCTTTAAAACAACTGACGAAACAGGCAAGACGATTCCGAACTTTAAATATATTGATAAGATTCATTCTTTGAATATTACAGGTTTAGAAGAGTTTTCTATGCTGCAAAGGGCTTTTAGTGGTGGTTTCACGCACGCAAACGCAAAATATACTGACGAAGTAATCGAAAACGTAGATAGTTACGATTTTACTAGCAGTTACCCTTATGTTATGGTGTCGGAAAAATTCCCTATGAGCACAGGTGTTTTTGTTCCTGTAAAGTCTATGAAACAATTTGAGTTTATGACTAGCAAATTTTGTTGCGTGTTCGATGTAGAAATCACAAACATTTTTGCGAAATCAGAAAACGAAAACCCTATATCGGTAAGCAAATGTTTCGTCAAAGAAAACGTTTCCGAGAATAACGGTAGATTGGTTTGTGCAAAGAAAATCTGTATGACAATTACCGAAATAGATTACAAAGTGTTTTCACAGTTTTACACGTGGGAACAAATAAGAATCGGGCGAATGATTTGTTACCGCAAAGAATATTTGCCGACCGAATTTGTGGAATCAATTTTGCACCTGTATGAAATGAAAACGAAACTAAAGGGTGTAAAGGGTAAAGAAGTGGAATATCTGAATAGCAAAGAAATGCTTAATAGTTGTTATGGTATGTGTGTTACAAACCCGTTGCGTGATGAAATCGTTTGTGACGGTGAAACGTGGGATGTGGAACACCTTACAGGCGAAAAGCAATTAGAAATGCTTAATAAATACAACGATAGCAAAAACCGCTTTTTATTTTACCCGTGGGGTATTTATGTAACCGCCTATGCAAGAAGAAACTTGTTTACGGGTATTTCTGAATGCGGTGACGATTACATATACAGTGATACCGATAGCGTTAAAATAATGAACGGGGATGCCCACAAAGATTATTTCAAAGCATACAACGATTTGGCACAACAGAAATTGCGTGCAGCCTGTAAGCATCATAAAATCCCCTTTGAAAAAGTTGAACCCGTCACAATAAAGGGAATCGCCAAACCTTTGGGCGTGTGGGACTATGAGGGGAGATATACACGTTTTAAAACGTTGGGTGCAAAACGTTATATGATTGAAGAAGAAAACGCCCTTACAGTAAACGGCAAAAATTATAATTATTCAATGACCGTTTCGGGCGTTAACAAAAAATCAGCTATTCCCTATATGGTGGAAACGTTCGGTGAAAATGGAGTGTTCGATGCCTTTACTAACTATTTAGACATCCCACCGAGTGCAACAGGTAAGAACATTCACACGTATATAGATTACGAACAAACGGGAACGATAAAAGACTATAAGGGAAACGTTTCAAGTTACGATACGACCACAGGGGTACACTTAGAACCAACGGGGTACACTTTAAGTCTTTCAGTTCTTTATATAAATTATTTAATGGGAATCAGATTAAAGAAAGAATAAATATGAAACAGAAAAAAGAAAAAATTGAAACACCAAAATTTTACACGTTGAATCGTATTTTGTCAAAAAATGCCGATTACAATGTGATTTTCGGTGAACGTTCCAACGGCAAGACTTATGCAACGTTGTTGTATGGAATAAAAGAATATCTGAAAACAGGTAAACAAATGGCGTATATACGCCGTTGGCGTGAGGATTTAAGGGGTAAACGTGCAGAAAGTTTGTTTGCAAATCACGTTGCGAATGGCGTGATACAGGAATTAACGGATGGCAAGTTTAACGAAGTGTTTTACGTTTCGGGTAAATGGTTTCTTTCGTTCTATGATGCAGAAACGAAAAAACGTGTGCCCGAAAACACACCGTTCTGTTATGGTTTTTGTCTTTCAGAACAGGAACACGAAAAATCTAGCAGTTACCCGAATATAACTACTATTGTTTTCGATGAGTTCCTTACAAGACGTTATTATTTACCCGATGAGTTTATGTTATATATGAACCTGTTGAGTACAATTATTCGTCAAAGAAATGACGTTAAAGTATTTATGTTAGGTAACACCGTGAATCAGTTTTGCCCGTATTTTACCGAAATGGGTTTGAAACAGGTGCGAGTGATGGAACAGGGCACAATAGATATTTATAAGTTCGGTGAACACGGTGCAACGGTGGCGGTTGAATATTGCAGTACTGTTGTCAAACAAAAAGCAAGTAACAAGTATTTCTGTTTCGACAACCAAAATTTGCAGATGATTACGGGCGGTAAATGGGAACTAGCAGTATATCCCCACCTACCTGTAAAATATAAACCGAGTGACGTGTTGTTTGTCTTCTATATTCAGTTTAACGAAATGACCTTACAGGGTAACGTGATACAGGTTGAGGACAAAGAAAACGGGGTGAATAATTTCATTTACATTCACAACAAAACAACACCGATTAAGGACACCGACAACAGTTTGATTTATTCGTTGCAGATGAACGGCAAACCGAACTACAAACGAAAGTTGTTGAGTACTGCAACGTATATAGAATCGCAGATAACTAAATATTTCGCAACGGATAAGGTGTTTTATCAAAGTAACGAAATTGGCGAAATCGTTCGTAACTATTTAATGGCGAGTGCTCGCAGTAACATTATTACTTAATATCTGTTAACAGGGGTTAAAATTGTTTCACGTGAAACATTTTTCCCCTGTTTTATTTGGTGAAACCAAATAATATTGTTACCTTTGCATCAGTAAATAACAAAGTTAAAAATTACTATATGGATGCAAACGGAATAATTTCACTTATTAGCAACGTTGGTTTTCCTGTTGCGGTGTGCGTTGCGTTATTCTATTATATGGAAAAACAGAACGAACGACACCAAAACGAAACTGACAAGTTAAACGAAACAGTACAAAGCAACACGAAAGTGCTAACAGAACTTTGTACCTTAATTAAAACTTTGATTAAGTAAATGGAAAAAGAAAACTTATATAACAGGTTTCAAACAGAAGTTAAAAACAAAGATACAGCATTATTCACATTTATGCAACGTGTTCTTTGTATGACTTCAAAAATGTTTGTTTACACGGGCACACCCGAAACAATGCCGCCTGTTGAACTTGAAAAGATTCTTCAAACAACGGGTAACGTTGGAATAGCAGAAGTCAACGGGGATTTGTATGCTTTACAGGGCACACGGGGTGGCGAGTGTGATGCCTATTATCACGGCAAAGATTACGTGGTGGCAAACCCGTGGTTAAATTTGAACAAGACGTTCAAAATTGATGAGGATATTGTAGTTATCAATAACACACCGTTTGCGGATTCGCTTATGCCTATAATCGGCAAATATGGTGTTCTTTACACGGACGCCACAATAACTTTGAATTTGGCTAGCATTTTGACCCGTATCACTATGTTGATTTCGGCAAGTGACGACAAGACCAAACAGAGTGCAGAATCGTTCTTACAGAAAATTTTGAACGGTGATTTTTCTGTAATCGGTGAAAATGCCTTTTTCAAAGGTGTAAACTTACAGACCCCACCGACACAGGGAAACCAACAAATCGGTCAATTAATTGAACTGTTGCAGTACTACAAAGCATCAATGTTTAACGATTTGGGTTTGAATGCAAACTACAATATGAAACGTGAACGATTGAACACGCAAGAAGTTTCAATGAATATTGATGCTTTAATGCCGTTCGTTGATTCAATGTTAACAGAACGTGTTGAGGGTGTGAAACGTGTTAACGAAATGTTCGGTACGGATATTACCGTAACTTTGGGGTCAAGTTGGAAAATCGAACACGAAAATTATTTGTCGTTGCTCAAAGCAACAGAAGACGGGCACGAACACACCGACACAGAAGACGTTGACCCTGTAACGGAAAACGAAACAGAAGAAACGCAAGAAACAGAAGAAACGGAAACAGAAACAGAAGAAACAGAAGAAACAGAAGAAACAGAAACAGAAACAGAAGAAACGCAAGAAACAGAAGAAACAGAAGAAAAAGAAAACAAAGATGAAAATTAATGAACTTTTTACAACTGAAAACGGTTTATTTGATAAAATCTTTAAACCCCTGTTTCCTGTTTTGTATGAATCAATATTCGGGAATGACGACCCGAAAATAATTGATATTGATTTACGTTTCAAATATGGAAACAGAACTTTGGTTGATGCCGTAACAAGCGAAACTGCAACGGATATTGTCAAAAGCATTATTACCGTGAAGTTTGATGAATGGCAAAAACAGATTCAAGTGTTTAATAAAGAATATGACGTGTTGAACCCTGTAACGTCGCATAAGACGGAAACAACAAGTAACACCGTTGACGAAACAGGCAATAACAGCACAGTTGATTCAAGTGTAACCTTTAACAATGGAGATTTCGGAAATGACACGAAACAACAGCGAGATTCCACAGGGAACAGACAAGAAACGGGCACAAAAACAACTGTTGAGAACGGTGTTCCGTCTAGTGTTCCAACTAGTGAAATTATTCAAAAAGAAATGAGTTTGCGCAAAACTAATTTCAAAACGCAAGTGATAACAGAACTTGCAAAAGAGTTAACAATAGATATTTATTAATACATAAAATTTTTATAAAAATGAATGTAAAGCAGATTTATAAATTAGTTAACACCGTTTCGGGTGAAGTTTTGGGTAAAACCGATATTGTCAACGAAGACCTTACAGGTTTGGTTGATTTGGGTAACGAAGTGTTCAACCAAAATGCCATGGATAATTACGTTAAATCGTTGGTTAACCACATCGGTAAGGTTGTTTTCGTGAACCGCCCTTATTCGGGTAAAGTTCCATCCGTTTTGATGGATGCGTGGGAATTTGGTAGCGTATTGGAGAAAATCAGCGCAGACGTTCCACAGGCTGAGGAAAACGACACGTGGAATCTCAAAGACGGTACAGAGTACAAACAGGATGTTTTCCACAAACCGACCGTTTCCGCTAAGTTCTTCAACTCAAAGGTAACTTTTGAAGTTCCTGTATCAATTACTGAAAGACAAGTAAAGGAATCTTTCAGCAGCGCAGAGCAGTTGAACGGCTTTTTGTCAATGATTTATTCAGCAGTTGAAAAGTCAATGACTATCAAGACGGATGCGCTTGTTATGCGCACAATTAACAATATGATTGCGGAAACTTTGAATGCCGATAAGGCTGCATTCGGCTGGGTAGCATCAACACACGAAACCATGGACTATGCGAGTGCATCAACGGTACGTTGCGTTAACCTGTTGAAACTTTACAACACTAAGACGGGCGCACATTTGACCGCAGACGCAGCAGTAACCACACCCGATTTCATACGTTTTGCAGCCTATACAATGGGTTTGTATGCCGACCGTTTGCAGACAATTTCAACTTTGTTCAACGTTGGCGGTAAGGAACGATTCACACCGAAAGACGTTTTGCACACCGTTCTGTTGTCCGATTTCGCAGCAGCTGCAAAAGCATACCTGTATGCCGACACATTCCACAGCGAGAATGTTTTGTTGCCACAGGCTGAAACCGTTGCAAGTTGGCAAGCAACAGGCACAGATTACGCCTTTGCAGACGTTTCAAAGATTGACGTTAAATCGGCAAGCGGTGCGAGCGTTTCAGTTAGCGGTGTGTTGGGTGTGATGTTCGACCGTGATGCGTTGGGTGTTACAAATTTGGATAAGCGAGTAACCACCAACTACAACGCAAAAGCAGAGTTTTTCAACAACTATTTCAAGTTTGATGCGGGTTACTTCAACGACACAAACGAAAACTTTGTTGTGTTCTTTGTTGCCTAATTTTTAGTTGTTTAACTGTTGGGGTGTTCCTGTAGTTGATAGCACAGGGATGCCCCTTTAATCTTTTAAGGTATGGTTAAAATTAAAACTTTCATTTACAACGGAAAACCGAACGAAGTAAACAAGACCTTACAGGAAAACGCAGAATATACAGGCGTGTTGAATGCAACGTTCAACGTTTTAACGCCTGTTGTACGTTTCAGAACACGCACACCTGTAACGTTTAACTATGTTTATATCGAAAGTTTGAACCGTTATTATTTCGTTTCAGAGAAACAACAGGATGGCGATATTTGCACCGTTCGTTTACGTGTTGACGTTCTGTTTACTTATAAGGATATTATCTTAAACAGTACTGCAACGTTGACAAAAAGCGAAAACGGAAACAAATATCTTTCAAACCGTTCAAACGTTGTTGACGTTCGACCTAACATCAGAAAACTAGATTTTCCGAATAAGGGGTTGTTGAACGAAACAGGTAGTATTGTTATGGTAACTATTAAAGGTAACGTTTAAGGTATGGGAACATTTGCTATAGAATATATTTGTACTAATTGCGAAAAAACGGATAAGGCTAGTAATACCTACACAAACGATTCGTCAACTGAGAGCGTTTATGTAGCAAAAGCAGTTGACGGTTGTTATTTTGTCGAAAATGGCGGTAATAACTGTTATATGGAAACAATGGGAACGAATGGCTTATTACGTACATTTAAAATTAATTTGCAGAAAGTTAGTTCTGAATACGATTCACAAGTAATAAATGGCACAAAAGCTGGTATTACATCAGACGGAAAATATATTTGTGGACTTTTTACATCGGGTAGTGCAAATACAGGAACACGAAAAGTATATTTTAAAGCTAGCGGTGGCACACCCGAACAGCCAACAAATTTGTTAACTTACGACACAACAGGTTTAACGGGTGACGTTACGATAACCGACAAACAGGGCACGGATGCCCACCACTTTGATATAACTGTAACGGGTAACGGTGACGGTACATTTAGCAATTTAGTTGCAGCGTATCAAGATTGGGATGGAAACTATATTGAAGACGAACCGTTTAACGTATCGGGTAACGTTGCAACACTTACTGTTTATTGTTCTAAGGGTGACGAAATCACTATAACGGGTAGTTTTATTTCGGGTGTTCGTGAACTTCAAATAACCAACAATATTTCAAACACTACCGCACACTCTGTTGCAAGTGAAACAAATTACACCGTAACGGTTACGGGAAACGCAAAGGGAATGTTTAACGGTACGCCAACGATAACATACGGTGGCGAAACCTACAATATGACTGTAACAAACCAAACTGCAACGGCTATTGTGCCTATAGCAACGGAATCTGTTATTATCAACGGTGAGTATTTATTGGGTAAATATATCGAAGTTCAATACGGTTTGACTAATTGCGAAATCGTTGGCGATAAACCTGTAAAGGTCAAAACGGGGCAAAGTTACACGTTTAATTTCAGAGCAAACCCGAATACGGAATTAACCGAAATTGAAGCAAATTTCAGAGATGATGACGGGAATCCCGAAGTTGTAAACGGTACAATATCAGCAGATAAACAAACGGGTAGTGTAACGTTCACTTTAACACCGAATGCAGTTGATTTAAATATCGTTGCGAATGCGAATGTAATAACACCACCAACGATTAAAAATTACGGTGCGATAAACGTTTATATCGTTACGTTGGCGAATTTGGATGAGTTTGCAAAGAAACGTTTCTTTGTTCAAACAGGGGAAACAGAAACGGGTACAAAATATTCAGAAGTTAATTTGGGTCAATATGTAAACCGTATCAAAAGAATCTTTGCAACCGTTCCCGTTGGCGGTGATGATGTTCTGAAATGCGGTAACTACAACACGGGAATAAATGTAAAATATCCCGATAATGATGTTATTGTGCTAGATTTCGGAAACGTTGAACTAACAGGCGCAAACGGTAATAATGAGGACTTCAACGCACAGGTACAAATGTTTATTCCGTGTCGGGGTGTTGTTACTATAGATAGTAAATATATCGGTAAAGTGATTAATTTAACTATCAAAGTAAACGTTATTACGGGCGATTCTGTTGCGTTGTTATCGTGTGACGGTGTGACGTTCCAAATTGAAAGTTTTTCTTTGTCACGTGATGTTCTTTATCGTTTGGGAACGGATTTAAACGTTGTTGGCGGTGAACAATGGAACGAACAAATTTTGTACGGTTTAGAACCTTATGTATTGATTACTGAGAATTTAACCGTTGATGTTCCTGTAAACAACACACAGGAAAACGTAACGATTAATAATGTTACGGGATTCGCACAGTTTGCAAACGTGAATTTGAACACTGCAAATATGTTGGTAGATGAATATAACGAAATTGTTTCACAACTTGAAACAGGTGTTTATTTATAAAAGAAAACGGGCGGTAAAATTGTTACCGCCTGTTTTCTTATTTTTTATTATTAAATTCGTTGGCTAAACCTTTGCCACAAATAAAGTCTAAGGCACGGTTTTTCTTTGCCTTTTCTGAATCAAGTTTGCAAGAAATAGTTTTTATTACTAAGGTTTGCGCCTTTAATGTTTCGATAACAGAATTTAAAAGCATACCGTTTGTGCCTGTTGTTTCTTCTGCTATATACTGCAAATTTTCTGTTGAAACTTTAATTGACTTCAACAAAATTTCTATTGCTTTTTCCATAACTATTTCTTTTCTAGATTCATTATTACTTGATTACGGGGTTTGCCGTTACGTGAACAAACTGAAACGTGATACCAAAAAGATGTAGAACCTTTGCGGTGTTCCTTAATAAGTTGGTCAAACCCACCTGTTTCTCTAAGAACCTTTAACAAAGATTCCATATCAGCACACACCACATCAGCCGCCAAACCTTTAAGGTGTTGACTGTTAGCAACACCGCCCACCGCTTTATTAAGCATCAGTGAACGATAACCGCTATTAATCAGAATCGGTTTGCCCAACTTTTCACGGATGCCATCCAAATAATCGGCAAGACGATTCAAGTTGTCAACAATTTCAAACGTTGGCAAATTGTCAATGCCCAAACGTTTTGCAGTTGGTGAGGTGATAAACTCATTCAAACTAAAATACTTAATCTTTTTCATACAAATATTATTTAGGTGAAACAATAAACCACTTGCGAGAATCTTTGTGCGTTGGAAAACGACCCTTTACAGTTATCGAACAATCTCCCTGTAAGTAATCAATTTTGTTATTGAAAAACTCGCTTACTTTGTCAGAACGTACCATATACACGGTTACTTTGTCCGACTGTTTCAATGTAATTTTAAAATATGAATGTTCCATATATAATTTATTTTGTGCCTGTAAGGGTGAACTTACAGGCGGTTAAACTTATTGTTCGATTTTCAAAATACCGTATCCAACTGCTAACAAACTGTTGATAACGTTTTCTTTCTGAGAATCTTTAACGGTCATTTGACCTTTACCGTTCACGTTGATAAATTTTATTGTAACCATAATTTTTATTTTTAATTGTTCAACTTTGTTTCTTAATCACGGTGCAAAGATACGACTTTTCCACGAAACAACCAAATTATTTTTGTTAAATAGTGTAAAATTTTAAATTTAAATCATTTTAACATATACACATTTTGTTCCACGTGAAACATTCACTTTGCCAACGTTCCACGTGAAACATCATTTTTATGAAAGTTTAACAGTGTTAAAGTGTGTTAAAAGATTCGGTTTTTGTGGCACAGCAAAAAGCGTGCCAAAGTGTGTTAGCAAGTGTTAAAAACCTGTTGGGAAATGTTAAAAATGGGTGCCTTGTGTACCTTTAGGTGGACGTGGAAAACATCTTTGTTCTAGCTGCAAT